TTCGATTATAATAGTTCCACAAAAATGCCAAACCACAAGGAGGATTATATGGCAATACAAGAAGGAATAGCCTATTGGGCTAGTGTAACGTCACCTAACACAAGATTCGAGCCTGTGTATACAGTCGATCTAGTGGTAGATGATGCAACTGCTGACACCTTTCAAGCACGAGGTCATAGAGTAAAAGAGCTCGTGATTAATGATGAGGTTGTTGGTCGGGCTGTCACTATCAAACGAAAAGTGAATGGTCCAAATGGTATCGTTAGGAAAGCTCCTAAATTATTCGATAAGAATAAAGAGCCTCTTGACGAGATAGTTGGAAACGGCTCTAAGGTTAGAGTTCAATTCAACGAATGGGAAACATCTAATAACTTTGGAAACTTCAAAGGTTTAGATTTCCAAGCTATGCAAGTCTTAGATTTAGTTTCAATCAAGACTGGTGATGGTGATGAATTTGATCCCTTCGGAGACGGAGAGGAGTTCTAATGATTATCACCATTAGAAACGAACAAGGTGTCGAGACTAATTACGACATCAAAAAAATTGGTGACGAGCAGAAACAACAGGAAGCTACAGTAATTGTGCAGAAAGTTGGAAACCTGCAAGTCACCATAGAAGCCCTTGACTTTGCTTCAAGAACACATAGAGCTAACCTTGAACAGCTCTTACTAAACTGTGATGAAGCAAAAGTCACTGATGATAGTGAAGCTAACTCTGATACAGAGGAAGCATAATTATTATTTATCTCCACGAAAGGCACTCTGAAATATGGGTGCCTTTTCTTTTTAATTTATTATAAGGAGTTTGTATGGAACAAAGCACTTTTGTAAAGTATCATTTACCCTGTCCGTCATGTGACAGTAGTGATGCTGTATCTGTAAACGCAGATGGATCAGCTAAATGTTTTAGTTGTGAAAAGTTTTTTCCTAATTATGAGAACAATAATATTATGAATATACCAGTAAAACAACAACCAACCCAACCGCTAAATGCTCATGGTGGAGTGTTTGCGAAACTAACAGACAGAGGGATATCCAAAGAGACTGCTGAAAAGTTTGGCGTAAGAATAGTTTACGACCAATCTGGACAACTTGCTCAGCACATTTATCCTTACTATATCAATAACGAATTAGCCTGTAATAAGATTAGATACATCAGAGATAAACGTTTTATCTTTGAAGGCTCACCAACAGGCACAGGATTGTTTGGTCAAAACCTTTTTAAAGAAGGTGGTAAATACCTAACAATCGTTGAAGGTGAATGTGATGCTATGGCTGCCTACGAACTTCTTGGAAGCAAGTGGGCAGTTGTATCTATTAAACGTGGTGCAGCTTCGGCAGTAAAGGATATCAAAGAAAACCTAGAGTATGTGGAAAGCTTTGAAAATATTGTACTGTGCTTTGACAAAGACAAGCAAGGCGAAGAAGCTGCAAAGCGTGTAGCCACAATACTTAAGCCCGGCAAAGCAAAGATCGTTACACTGCCAAATGGATACAAAGATTCCAACGACATGCTTAGACAGGGTAAATTCCATGAGTTTACTAGAGCTTGGTGGGATGCAAAACTATACACACCTACAGGTATTATTCGTGTGTCTGAAAGAGAGGACGAATTTTTTAATCGTGAAAGGAAAGAAAGCGTTCCTTATCCATGGCAAGGTTTGAATAAAAAACTTTACGGACTTAGACAGGGTGAATTAGTTACCTTGACAGGTGGTACAGGGCTTGGTAAATCTTCTATTACTCGTGAGTTAGAACACTGGCTCATTGAAAAGACCGAAGACAATGTAGGTATCATAGCCCTTGAAGAAGATTGGAGACGAACTGTTGATGGTATCTTATCTATTGAAGCTAACGCTAGGTTATATATCGATAATGTTAGAGACACCATAGACCAAGAAGTCTTAAAGAACATGTATCAAAAAGTCTTTTCAAACGATAGAGTTTTTGTTCATGCACATTTTGGAACTAATGACATTGATGATATCTTTGCTAAGCTCAGATATTTGATTGTCGGTTGCGATTGTAAATGGGTAGTTGTTGATCATTTACATATGCTGGTAAGTGCGATGTCAGAAGGTGATGAAAGAAGATCCATTGATAATATTATGACTAGACTGAGAAGCATGGTTGAAGAAACAGGTGCAGGAATAATTCTTGTTTCTCACCTAAGAAGAGTTGATGGAAACAAAGGACATGAAAATGGAATTACTGTTAGTCTTTCTCACCTTCGTGGCTCGAACAGTATCGCACAGCTTTCTGATTGTGTTATTGCATTGGAAAGAAATCAACAAGCAGAGGATGAACTTGAAGCTAGAACAACAAGAATGCGTGTTTTAAAATCAAGATACACAGGTGATGTTGGTATGGCTACTGCTCTTGTATACGATAAAGAAACAGGACGTTTGTCTGAATACGAAGATGATGAACTGATGTTATCAGAAGATGATCAGGATGTCTTAGCATTTTAGGAAAGAATAATGGAATTAGTTTTTGATATTGAAACAGATGATCTAAATGCTACTACCATATGGTGCATTGTAGCAGTAGATGAAAACGATAAAGTATATACCTTTGATCCAAGTCAAATTGATGAGGGGATTAAACTTTTACAAAGTGCAGATAAACTTATTGGACACAACATTATAGGTTTTGATATTCCCGTAATTAAAAAGTTAAAGGGTATTGATTTATATCATGCTGATAAAGTTATTGACACACTAGTTTTATCTAGGTTGTTCAAACCAACAAGAGAAAGTGGACACGGGCTAGAGGCTTGGGGTTATAAACTTAATGTTCGCAAGCAAGACAAACCTGACTTTGAAAACTACAGCAAAGAGATGTTAACATATTGTACACAAGATGTTATATTAAATAAAATATTATTTGATTTTTTGAAAAAAGAATCTGCTGGATTTTCTAAAGAATCAATTAATATTGAACATGAGATAACACAGATCTTAACTCAGCAAAAAGACAATGGTTTTAAATTTGATCTCAAGCAAGCAACAGAGCTCGTAAGTATCTTAAATGAAAAACTAAAACAAGTTGAGCATACAGTGCAAGAGGTGTTTAAACCAAGATGGGTTGATGTTAAAAAGGTTACACCAAAACTACGTAAAGATGGAACTTTGTCTAAGGTCGGATTAACCGACTACGAGTATGAAGAAATATTACAAACAAAAAACTATAAACCATTTATGCGTAAAGCATTGGAAGAATTTAATCTTGGTAGTCGTAAACAGATAGGTGAATACCTTATAAAGTTTGGATGGAAGCCAAATAAATTTACACCAACAGGTCAGCCCATTGTGGATGAAGGAACACTTAAAAAGATTACACACATCCACGAAGCTAAACTAATTGCTGATTACTTGTTGTACCAAAAACGTATAGCACAAATTAATTCTTGGATCGAAGCTGTTGAAAATGATGACCGAGTTCATGGCTCTGTTATTTCAACAGGAACAATAACTGGTAGGATGTCACATAGAAATCCTAACATGGCACAAGTGCCTTCTGTTAGCAGTGAATATGGTAAAGAATGTAGAGCCTGTTGGACTGTTGATGAAGGTAATGTTTTACTAGGTGTAGATGCATCAGGCTTAGAACTAAGAATGTTAGCACACTACATGGACGATAAGGAGTATACAAATGCAATTCTCAACGGAGATATACACACAACTAACCAAAAACTTGCTGGACTTAAATCAAGAGATCAGGCAAAGACTTTCATCTATGCACTTATATACGGAGCAGGAGATGAAAAGATTGGTACAATTATTGGAGGAAGCAGAGCAGCAGGTAAAAAGTTGCGAGAACGCTTTCTTAGTAGTTTACCAGCATACAAATCTCTTAAAGAACGAGTTGATAGAGCAGCTGAAAAAGGATTCTTGAAAGGATTAGATGGTAGAAAAATATTATTAAGACATAAACATGCTGCATTAAATACTTTACTTCAAGGTGGGGGTGCTATAGTTATGAAGAAAGCACTCTGCATACTTGATAAAAGATTAAGACAGTGTGGTGTTGACTTTAAATTTGTTGCAAACATACATGATGAATGGCAGATTGAAGTCAAAGAATGTCAAGCTAATCGGGTAGGGCAACTTGCTGTTCAGAGTATTGTAGATGCCGGTACATACTTTAACATGCGTTGCCCTCTTGATGGTGAGTTTAAAATTGGAGGAAGTTGGGATGTCACGCACTAAAAATACAGAAAAGGTAGAAAACTATAGAGCAAAATATAGACATGTTGTTGGACACTATGTTCACAAATACTATATGGTGAAGGGTGCTAGAAAAAGAGCAAAGCAAAAAGGATTAGATTTTAATTTAAAAACAGGAGACATTGAGGTCGGAACTCATTGCCCTATTCTTGGATTAAAATTTGTAATTGGCAACGAAGTATGGTATAATTCACCCTCATTGGATCGAATCGATAATACCAAAGGATATGTAAAAGGAAATGTTATTGTTGTTTCTTTCATGGCAAACAGTATAAAAAATCAGGCAACCCCCGATCAGATCAGAAAGGTTGCAGACTTTTATACAAAACTTTATAAAGAAAAAGGAATAGTTTATGACAAAAAAGCTTAACACATTAATAGA